ACCCGCAACTCCCAGCCGCACAACCATCTCCACAAATGAGTAGTGGTTATGACCAAGATGAATCACAGATGGCCAAGTCTCAATTATACCGGACAGCAGAATATGCATCAGAATTGGAACAAATGATTCAAGACGGGGAAGAATTAGACGCTTGGGTGCAAGCTAAAATCACTAAAGCATCTGATTACCTTTCTTCAGTTAAACACTATTTACAGTACAAGAAAACGAAAGGAGACCAGTAATGGCAACAGTTTACGAAATTATACAAGGCTTATCGCAGGCCGCAGCTAATGGCTATGATGGAGCATTAGACGAAAATGGAGAAGCCGTGAAGGTTGGGCTTCAACGCGAAGAAGGTCGTCCTTTAATCGACAAGAGAGTCATGGATGGATTTAATATTAACTTCAATGGTAATATGATGTGTCTCGGATATCATTCAGAAGTACAGTTACGCGAAGTATATGCTAATGGTTTTGAACAAGAAGTAGAGCAGAGAATTGCCGATGTCGTTAAGTTTTTGAAGAAAGAATATAAAAAGATTACTGGCTCTGGTGTTACACTCACAAAGCAGGGCGAGATAGATGTTCGTGTTGAAAACAGCTCTAGAGTTAGAAGCTGGGTAACTGCAGCAATGCACTACAAGATTGGTGGCCTATCTGAAGACATGACGCATAATGTACCTTCTGAAGACCGATTAGAAGACAGCTTTAAAAAGTTCCTTGACCAAGGTGGTTGGAACGGTAAAGGCGGCAAACGTCCAGATAACGATTCTAGAAAAAAGGAATCGTAAAGTGCAGATTACTGAACCACGACTTAAGCAGATCATTCTAGAAGAATACGCCAAAGAAGAAGCTTTAGAAGAATATGCTAAAGAATTTAATCTTGACGAAGCTATGACTCAAGAAAAGGCTGATGAGTTTGTAGCTTGGATTAAGAAAGAGGGCCCCAAGCCAGAGTGGCTTGAACGTGAATATGGTCCTGGTAGTTACAAGCGCGGAAAGCAAACACCAGCATATGATTCCAAGGTTGATCGTTCTGCTGAAACAACGCCTCTTCCTACGGATGATATGCCTCAGTACAATGACGTGCCTGACGAAGAAGGGGCGTATGATGTGGAGGATGAAGCCTCACTCGGACCTTCAGGTAATCAAGAAATAGATGTACGCGAGCAAGTTATTGGACTTGTCCAAGGCATGTCCGAAGAAGAAATGGTAGATTTATTCACTAATGTTTTAGAACAGTTGGCTCCAGGCTCTGTTGAGCCGCCACGTCGCAGAATAGGATTTGAAGAAGTTAAAGCCATGATTAAAGAAGTGTTTGATGATTACCAAGATTTTGAAGCATCTTACGACGTAATGAAAGGGGGGACGCCCCCAGCCAAAGAAGCCCCCAGCGATTATGAAAAGTTAATGACAACATATCACGCCCTTGAAGATGCAGTCAAGCACCATCCAGAATTACAAAGCGCTCTTGATAATGTCGCTAATATTTTAGATGGTTTAGACACGGGAGATTCTCTTGGCCGAGCTAACGAAAACTTAAAAGATGTATGAGCTTCAAATTAACAAAGAAAGAGATATTAAAAGAAGTAGTTAAGTGTGGTAAAGACCCCTCCTATTTCCTTAAAACTTATGCCCGTATATCACACCCGATGCACGGGCTAATCCTTTTTAATACTTTTGATTATCAAGATTTGTTGTTAGATGATTTTAATGATTACCGCTTCAACGTAATTAATAAAGGCCGCCAACTTGGTATATCAACCTTAACGGCTGGCTATATTGTGTGGATGATGCTGTTCCACCGCGACAAGTCTATTCTTGTCATGGCTACAAAGTTTGAAACTGCCGGAAACCTTGTCCGTAAGGTCAAGAGCATAATGAAAAACTTACCAGACTGGATCAGGATTGCATCTATCTCTACTGATAACCGCACCTCGTTTGAGCTTTCTAACGGTTCAACAATCAAAGCTGCTTCGACCTCTGGTGACGCCGGCCGTTCAGAAGCCTTGTCACTGCTGGTTCTTGACGAGGCCGCCCATATTGATGGGCTTGAAGACTTATGGACTGGTCTGTACCCTACGTTGTCAACTGGTGGGCGATGCATCGCTATTTCTACACCCAATGGTGTCGGTAACTGGTTTCATAAAACTTGTATTGGCGCCGAAACAAAAGAAAATAATTTTAAATTAACGACCTTGATGTGGGATGTCCACCCTGAACGAAATGAAGAATGGTTTAAAAAAGAAACCCGAAATATGTCTCGTCGCCAAATAGCTCAAGAACTGGAGTGTAATTTCAATACTTCAGGTGAGACTGTAATTGATCCTGACGCTCTAGAGTGGATTGGTGGTAACGTTACTGAACCTAAATATCGTACTGCTTTTGATAGAAATTTTTGGATTTGGGAAGAACATGACCCATCGTGTAGTTATCTGTTAACTGCCGACGTCGCCCGCGGAGATGGGGCAGACTATTCAACATTTCACATTATTAAATTAGAAACTATGCAGATAATAGGCGAATATCAAGGCAAACCAACCCCTGACCTGTATGCCAACATGTTGAACCAAATTGGAAGAGAGTATGGAAATGCTATGGTGGTGATAGAAAACAACAGTATTGGATACACAGTTCTAGATAAGCTTATTGACTATGCTTACCCAAATATTTATTATTCTGTAAAGTCTACCCATGAATATATTGAACAACATATGGCCGAACACAGAAGTTCTGCTGTCCCTGGATTCACCACCTCATCAAAAACGCGTCCACTGGTTGTTGCTAAATTAGAAGAGTTTATAAGAAACAAACTAATTACTACATATTCGTCTCGTTTGGCAAATGAATTGCGAACATTTATTTGGACAAATGGAAAACCCCAAGCATTAAAAGGATACAATGATGATTTAGTTATGGCGCTCGCGATTGCTTGTTGGGTCAGAGACACAGCATTGCAGACAAATCAAAGAGATTTGAACTACAAGAAGGCTTTCGTAGATGCTATAATAACTTCTAGAACCAGTTTTGACACAAAAATAAAAGGACAAATTGGTTATAAAGAAGATGGCATAATGGATAAAATGTCCGATGCAGAGAACCTTTACAAAGAATATATGTGGATTATAAAGTGAGAAAATAAATGGCCCCAAGAAACCCAAGAAACGGTAAAAACCCAGTAAATCAAGAATCAGAATTATTTAAAAGATTAACACGTCTTTTTTCAGGACCGATTGTAAACTATCGTTCGCAGTCAGGTCGTAAAATTCGTAGACAACATTTAGATAAATTTTCATCTAGATTCAAATCTGCCTCGGGTCAACAGTTTAAGAAACAAACTTACAACCCTTTAGATACTATCGCGGCAAACGCTATTGGAAATCAACGGCGCGGTGAGCGTTACATTGATTTTGACCAAATGGAATATATGCCAGAGATTGCATCATCGCTTGACATTTATGCGGATGAAATGACGACATTTTCGGCTTTGCGTCCAATGTTGAACATTAAGTGTTCTAATGAAGAAATCAAAGCAGTCCTTGATTTGTTATATCATAATGTCTTAAATATAGAATACAACCTTTTTGGTTGGTGTCGCACGATGTGCAAGTATGGTGACTTTATGCTTTATCTCGATATAGATGACAAGATGGGTGTTCAATCCACATTACCATTACCTCTGCAAGATGTAGAGAGACTTGAAGGTTTAGACGCGACAAACCCTAACTATGTTCAATATCAATGGAACTCTGCCGGCATGACTTTTGAAAACTGGCAGGTCGCTCATTTCCGTATTTTAGGTAATGATAAATATTCTCCATACGGTACCTCGGTGTTAGAGCCGGCCCGGCGCATCTGGAGGCAGCTGACCCTTATGGAAGACGCAATGATGGCTTATCGTGTTGTGCGCTCTTCTGAACGTCGTGTATTCAAAATTGACGTTGGAGCTATTCCACCTCAAGATGTTGAGGGATATATGCAAAAGATCGTATCACAACTTAAACGCCACTCTATTGTCAACAAAGATACCGGCCGTGTAGACCTTCGCTATAATCCTTTATCAATTGAAGAAGATTATTATATTCCTGTGCGTGCTGGTTCTGCCACCGACATTCAAAATATAGCCGGCGGCACAAATACTACCGAAATTGATGACATCAAATATTTAAGAGATAAATTATTCTCAGCATTAAAAGTACCGCAGTCGTATCTCTCTATGGGCGAAGGCGCCACCGAAGATAAAACTACATTAGCTCAAAAAGATATTCGCTTTGCACGAACTGTTCAAAGGTTGCAAAGAACTGTTATACATGAACTTGAGAAGATTGGTATTATCCATCTTTACACTCTTGGTTTCCGCGGCGATGATCTGATTAACTTTAAACTTTCCTTGAACAATCCATCCAAAATTGCTGAGCTTCAAGAGATTGAACATTGGAAAGCCAAGTTTGATATTGCGGGTACCGCAACCGAAGGGTACTTTTCACGCCGTTGGGTTACCGAAAATATTTTCAATATGTCCCACGAAGAATTTATACGTTGCCAGAGAGAGATGTTTTATGATCGTAAGCAGGATGCTGCTCTTCAAAGTGTTGCTGAAGCCCAAGCCGGCGGCGCTGGTGGAGGTAGTGGTCTTGACCTTGGCGGGGGAGCAAGCACACCCGGAGGCGGTTTAGACTTGGGTGCTGATACTCCACCCGCTGCCCCCGGTGGCGAACCCGGTGGTCTTGACCTTGGCGGTGATGCTGCTGCACCTGCTGCTGACGCGGATAAGGCTGATGATTCTTCGTTGCTGGCTGCTCCTCCCGGGACCAGAAACGCACCCAGACTCACACCTGGCTCAAGAGGAAAAGTCTATCATCCGGTAAAAACTGATTCTCGCCCTGCTGGTGCACGCACAAGAAATTACGCAAGTATCGCGACACCAGAAACAAACACTTATCGCACTAATAATTTAGGTGCTTCAGAGTTAAGATCGCTTGGTCGCGGCATTACTGAAAGTGTTTATCAAGATAACGAGCCTAGTTATTCATTGAGAGAACAAGACGAAGAACAAAAACTTCTACAAGTTAACAATTCAATAACAAGTCTTCTTGAAGATTTAGAAAAGAAAAAAGATACATTAACGGAGCAAAAAGATGAAAGCTAAACATAACAAAAAACGTAACACCGCGTTTGTTTACGAGGCATTGATAAAGGAAGCAACAGTTGCTGTCTTAAAAAATGAAAACGAAAGGAGCAAAAAGGTTGTGGATCTTATTAGAGAACACTTTAGTGCCGATTCTCTTCTTAAAAGAGACTTAGAATGCTATCGCTCGCTATATGAAAATCAAGGCCTAGATAACGAAATTAGTGAAAAAATTATAAAAGAAGCTTCGTTATCTAAAAGAATGATTGATCCTGACGCACTATTCGCACAACAAACCGAAGTTATTAACGATGTTAACAAGAATATCTCGCCTTCTGTATTTAATAATTTTGTTCCAAACTACAAAGCTCTAGCTACAATTAGTAAAATGTTTAATACTACTTCCCCGAAAGAAAGAGTTATTCTTGAGAATAAAATAATTGAGAACATGACCGGGAGTGAACCAGAAGAAACTGATAATAGAAAAGTAGACAACGTTGTTTATAAATCATTTGTTAATAAATTTAATGAAAAGTATGAAAATGGTCTGTTAGACGAACAAAAAACGTTATTGACTCATTATATTTCTTCTTTTACTGATAACTCAATAGAATTAAAAATATACTTAAATGATGAAATAGCCCGCCTAAAGAATAAATTAGATGAAGCAACCAAAGTAGATGAAATAAAAGATGATTCTGTCATGCTTGAGAAAACCAATCAAATCGTACAGCGCCTAAAAGATTTTTCGAAAGAAACAATCAGTGAGAATGTCATCATGACTGTGTTGAAAACACAACAACTTGTAAAGGAAATCTACGAAGATGTCGGTTAAGA